TCGGGTTCCTCGGCCTGCGGCACCGGGGCAATGTTCGCAGTATCAAACGCGGATGCATCGGCTCCCGCCAATGCTGATAGCAATTGCTCGCGTTCAACGTCTAACTCGACTGGTTTTTCCATCGTCACTTCAGACATAAATTCTTATCTCAATTGAGATTTCGGCGGTTGTTCATTCTGTCCCGCCATGTTTTAGGCGGAGTCGAATTAGACGGTTTCTTGGATGGCGATTTCGTCCTGGGAACTATTTTTTTAAGCGGGCCAGGTAACACGCGCCTGGTCATATTTTTTGTGTTCCACTTCGATTCAGGCCCAACCAACCGGTTCCAAAGAGGTGCGGCGGGATTCGCAAACGTCTCAGCCGCATCATAGACAAACCCGCCCGCCCGTTTTAAGCCACCTTTAAGCTTTTGTTTACCGCTTTTAGGTTTGGCCGGTTTAGGTTTGGCCACGGGAAGTTCGCGCCGTGGACGAGAACGGTGTAGCTCAGAGATTCGTTTTTTTCGTGCCATAAATTCTTATGCACTCGCCCGCATCCACTCCAGGTCATCGGTTGCCCCGACCACTTCCTCCTCCGGTTGGCTCCGTATCGATGCCATCCCGTCAAGTGTCGCCAGCGCGGATTTAAACCCGGCGGCGTGACCGGCGTGGTATGCCAGGTCTGCTGGAGATGAAATTAGCCGGTCGCAGTTTTGGATATGCAAGTTTCTGAGATGGTACTTTAACTGTACCCCGACCTCACTTGTCATGAACGTCTGCAAATGTGCCGCGTGACCGTTCGTCCACTCGGTCGGATCAGCCCATTGCAACACCTGGCGGAACTGCTTCCACATTCGCCATCGGTTCTTCAATCGATTCCACATTTTGTTGTTGCGCCTGTTCAGCAACCGCTTGTTGCATCTGGGCAAATAAATTCTTTAACTCCTGCTCAACCTGGCGACCGGTCTTCGGGTCTGCTTCTTTCAGCTTCTCCAAGTGTTCGCCAATGTGTTGTTCGAGAAATTGTCCTTCCGCCGGTTCCGGTGGTGCGCCGGTATCTGCTCGATTCGTGATGTAACTCATCACCGTCTGGATGTGTACCAGGTGATCGTCGGAATCTTTTACTAACGCCGGGAAGCCCAACCGTAAGAACGTAATTTCGTTGGCTTGATCCTCCGCCTGGGTCGATTGCGTCAGCATCGGGTCAACGTATAGTCGCTTGACGAGTGTCGCATCGTCACTCTCCAGGATCGTCTTTCGCAGTTGGCCTTGGTCGATGTACGGATCATCGGCGAACATCTGGAAGCGGGTGATGGCTTTCTGCATTAAAAGCTGCTTGTTCACCCCATCCGCCGATCCGGTGGGCTGGATGCCGTACTGCTCATGCAACGCCTCTTGCGGGATCTGCTCGGCGGTGTCCAAGTACCAGTAGTCGAGACTGGTTTTGTCGTATTGCAGCAGAATAGACCAACTCATCCGGTACAAGTTGCCCAACGCAATGCGGAAGATTCTCATCCGTAAATCGCTGCTCTGCTGGTACAGCCCGCCAATCGCCTGGATCTCTGTCGCCGTGCGTCTTTCCGAGTTTTGTAATGTCTGAGTTAACCCGAAATCCGGTGTGCTCACACGGTTCTGCGCGATTTCGCGCATGATGTTCATCTGCTGATCAAACGAGATCGGAGGAGATTGCTGCGCCACCGGCTGGATGCCATACGGCAGGATGCTGCCAGGTGTCATGCGAAGATTGCCCGAGTTTGGCATGTCCCGTTCCGCCCGGAATAGTGGGCGATTAAAAACGGTCATCGCATCGTTCTTCTCGTTCATCAACTTGGTGAGTTCAGCCTCGAATATAGCCTGCAACTCGACCACGCCTCGCGATGAATAAAAGCCCGGATCTTTGATCTCGTAGTTAAACGCAATAAACGGCGGTTTGCCGTGGTTGTACGGGATCTTCATCGGCGGACGAAGATCGATGTCCGGTGATGTCGGGGAGTAGGTGCAGATCAACCACTGCCCGCTGTCCGGGCAACGATGGTAAACCTCCCACACAATGATTTGATCGGTGTCTGGCAGCGTCAAACCTTCGCGCTCGTACTTCACATAATCGGTGTCCGACCCCCCGGAATCCTCACTGTAACTGCCCGTGATCAGCTTGACCGTCTCCGCGTCCTGCTTGAGATGCTTCTGGCGTTTGTACGCATCCACCGAATAAACGCTGATGTGACAGATCCGGTCAGCGTCCGCTATGTCCCGCGTCCAGGCCGGTACAACAAAATGCTGAGGATCGACCGTGTAATACTTCAGACGTTTCGATGAGTAATCCCAAAGCACTTTCAGAATCCCGGTGCCGCACATCAACATGGCATCCACCGCCGAAAGAACCTCAGTCTCCAGATTCGTCTTCTGCTTGATCCGATGATCGAACCACTGAGCGGCGGCAGTCGTATACTCGGCTACCTGGGGTGTCGTAGGAATAAATTGTGCAATGAGGTCGGTAGCAAATAGCTGCTGGAAGTACGCAGGTTTCAACTCGCTGATCGTCGTATCGACCAACGGAAAATGCACATCACTCGCGCCGGGCCACGGTTTGGATTTACGCCGCAACCCGTGGTGGCGCATTTCGTAAAACATCCGCTGGCGGGTGTCCCATACCGAACGATCCGCCAAATCTTGCAGTATGTCCGCGTTTAGTTTCTCTCGGTCTCGCATCTAGAATTCGCGCTCCTCCTCGTCTTCTTCTTCCTCCACGCACCAACCCATCGCCTGGATCGCAAAGAGTGTGGCATACATCTGTAACCCGCCGATTAACGCGGCATCGCTCAGGTCGAACTCCTCCTGGTATCGCCCCAACAATGCCTCCAATTCGCCACAAAATGCATCAAACTGTTTTTCGGCAGTCATGGGTGTGACCTCCACCGGCTTTATGGCTTTCTGGGTTTTCTCAAACCTCTGGCCTTTTTTCCGGCCCGGGGTGGCGATTTAGATGTTCCCAGTCCAGCCCAAAAACCTCGCGCTTTACTGGGCGCAGATTTCGGCGCACCCGGCACTGGTTTCCCCACCCGCTTCCCAGTCGTTGGCGAAGTGATTCCGTACTTGCTGCCGCCTGCCGCCTTACGTGGCCCACTCGCCATCGCCCGGCGACCAGACGCTGATACACTTCGCTTTAAACCGCTTCGCGCACCTCGCCGTGCGCCGAGTGACTCGTCCTGTCTGGACTTGTAGCCTTGTTTTTTCGCTGCCATATGATGATTCATTGTGCGTAAAAAAACGCACCCGGATTGGGCGCGTTAAATCTTTCAGATGGCAAGTGTCTCGCCCGGTACTTTACATGTACTCAATCGCTCGGGTGAGAAGCTTCTGGGTGGTAACCGGGTTGTCGGGTGCCGCGTCTCTCGCGTCTTCGATCAGTTTTTTCACACGTTCAAGCTGCCACTTGAGCGTCAACGCATAGGTCATTTGGTCGGTCGCCTCGTCAATGACATCGTCGATCAACGGCACTCGCTCCCACAAATCTCCGCCGTGTTCCGCCTGACCGGCACGGTATTTGTGGGCTAGCTTCGAGCGGATCTCGCGGATCAACTCGCTCAGATGGTTCTCCTGGGCAAGCGTCACTTCAGACTTGCCTCCTCCAATTCATACTCGTAATCGATGATCTTGGACATCAACGAACGAACAAACGCTTTCGACTCCGAACTCGCATTGTACGCATCCTCGAATCCGCGTTCATTACTCAGTATGATCTGTTTGGTCGCGTCCAGCTTCCGAGGTAGCGTTGTCCGACATGCGACCGTCGATCCAATCAAGCTTGTCGCGGCGACGATCAGAAACACGCGCCTCCATTTTATCGTTTTCGACTTTTTTTCCATAACTAAATAGCTGTTTTATTAACTCTAAAACCGCTCGAATAATTCCTAGTGCGCTCATCCCGTATTTAATCCCATCGACTCGCGTAATTTCGTGTCGCCAGTCCACTCACCCATACCAGCCTCAAGCACTTCATTCAAGTCCGGTTGTGTCCTACGCTGCCATGCGTACTGATCGGAGTAACTCGCCAGACACATCACCAACGCATCCCCACGGTCAGGCGAACTGAACCCACGCGCCTTCATCTCTTTCTTGCTCTCCAGGTTGAGTTTGCCGGTCTTTCCGGTCGCCACCCGTCGAGTGGTCAATTGACTATGTAAAATCTCGTCATCGGGCAGTATGGCTTCCATACGGTCGATCTGGCGGGCAGCGTTGAACCACATCTCAGTTCCCCGATTCTGATACCTGTCCGGTTCCTGCGCTCGTCCGCCCAAGTTCACCTGGTGAATCGGCCAACCCATCTCCGCCAACTGATGGCACATCGGTAATCCCAACCCACCCGCATCCCCAAATATCTGCTCAGGTTTCAACCCGGCTTTCTCGAACTCCAACGCAAACCGCGCACAACCGGCCATCGTGTTCGCCTCCCGCCACGCAATCAGTTTGGCAATGCGATTACCAACCCGCATACAAAACACACTCTCATCTCCCGCCGCCGCAAAGTCACACGCCGCAACCACCTCATGACCGTCTTTTATCGGCGGATTATCCAAACACTGCTGCAAACTCTCCCACGGTATCACCAAGCCTTCGCCACTCGTCTCCTGGAACTGCCCGAAGATCATCGATTGAATCAACGGATGTTCGCGACCCCACATCTCGATCTGCTCGTCTATCCACGCCTGCTTGATGTGCGGACACTCGAACGCGGTCACGGTATGAATTTGCCACCATTTCTGTTCTTTACTGAATATCTTATAAAACTTACCCGTGGTTCCGCCAGGCGAACTCATCGCCAATATCCGATTCGGCTGAATACGCGCCACCGCCTCAAATAAATCCTCCTGGATGCTTTTACACTCGTCTAGAATAATGAAAACATTGCCGTGGAAGCCTTCAAACCTACCGGGTTGGTCGGTAGCGAAACCCAAGATCCGCGACCCGTTGTCCATCGTCAGATCGGTCTGGTTAATCTGCATACCGAGTCCCGCCACTTTACTCGCCAATGCCCGGATCTGGGGCCAAAGCTGCTCTTTAACCTGCCGATAAACGCCACTCGTTGTGATGACAATACTCCCCGGGTAGATCAACGCATACCACAACGCCGCCGGGGCCGCTATCATCGCAGTCTTGCCCGACCCGTTCGCCGCTTTCAACGCTACCCGCGCACCGGGTTTGCTCAGATCCAACAGAACTTTCTTCTGCCAGTCGTAAAGTTTTAACCCGAAATATTTCTCAGTAAATACATCGCAGTCCGCGTCTCTTGAGGAGACTCGGGTCGCTGTTTTCGATCCAGCAGGTTTTTCGGATTGTCTTGGTTTCGCGTTCGTCTTTGTTTTTGTTTTGCCCATAGTCATTCACCTCGAACTTTCTAATAAAATCGCCAACCTCATTCGTTAATCGATACACCGCCACAACACTGGACGCTGGATGATAAGAAAATAAATAAAACGGACATCGGAAACTGCGACTCGCCCATCTCCCCGCTTCCATCTTGTTCCACCCAATCATCTCCTTCCGGTAATGACCCAACTCGCACTCTCGACTCTTGATCTCCGCCACTGCTTTCACCACGCCGTTTCGCACAAACAACCCGTCCAACTCGCTATACCGATCATTCGTGTAAACCCAACTGTCGCCCGGATGATTCTCCAGAACGATGTCTACGCATTGCTGTTCCAGTCGATCTATCATTTTGCAAATAAGAAGTCCGCCGCTTTGATCGGCACTTGCCCCACCGTAGGAAAGTGCATCCTGCCCAACTCACTGTTACCACTAATAAAACTTACGAACGCCGAACAGTCCGAGATCCGCCACAAGTTGTCATCTCCCCCAATTCGTCGCATCCCCGCCTGACCCCACAACCAACTCATTTCGCCCGCCGTGTAGTTTTCGTAGTTCCATAGTTTCCGTAGTTCCGCCAAACCCGCTTGCTGCAACAAATCGGGATCGTTCACCGAACATAAGTCTTTCACATAAACCAACCCCCCAGGATTCAATAACCCCACGCACTTCGCAATCAGCTTCCCCGGCTCATCGAAGTACCCGAAACTCTCACACAATATAACCCGGTCAAACGTTCGCCCAGCATCGTCCCATTCCATGAAGTCCGCCAACTCCAAACTCAACTCCGCCAACTCGACCTGACGCGGACTGATTGTTACCCCCGTCAAATCCGTGACTCCGTTCGCCATTAACCCGGACATCACGCCTCCCACTCCACAACCTACGTCCAATACGCTGTGCCCGGGTAATATCATACCGCGCTCCATCATCACCCGGCAATGCCCCATCGGCTCAGGCGCAAACAACGCAGCTTGAAAGACCGGCCCGTACTCACCCAGATAAACATCCGAGTAGTCATCGTAATATTCCGCTACCGTGTTAGTCATTGCCATCGCTGTTTCTTCTTCCGATTCGCCACCAGGACGCGGTTTCGATCATCGATGTACTCCTGCAACCGGCCCGCCTGCAAAGTCGCCTGAGCGTGATCCTGGTGGTCGTACAACGTCTCATACGGAAACAACCCGCCCCGATTCAATCGAGTCCCAGCAGGCGAATCTCCCGCCGCTGACCGTACCCAGATCCGCCACCGTCCATCGTCTCCACACCTAGCGTATGCCGTCATCACCAAAACCAAGCTATGTGCTCCTCATCGCAGTCCTCCGGTAAAATGTCGTACCCCATCACCGTTTTATGTGTCCGACGTTGTGTCCGACTCTTCGTCACCATCACCCATCGTACCCCCGTCAGGCGCATCATTCGTGCTGTCGGAGGTGTCCGAAGATGTGTCTGTCGGCGGGAATAATTTCCACCGCAAAAAGTCAACCCCGTTCCTCCCGTGTATCCGCTCATGATGCTCAACCAACTCTCGCAATCTGCCACCAAAGTAGTGCTTGAAGTAATACATGATCCTGTCCGCCGACCGTTCCGATATCCGAACAACATCGTTGAAATCCCCCAGCTTGTAATACATGTCGCCCCGATAAATGATATCGTTGAACTCGTCCAAATACTCTTTCCGCGCCTCGGGTGTCTGCAACTCGCCAGGATAATGTTCCCCGCCAAACGCTTCTCGCATCATCTCCTTGCGCTCCGCGTCACCAAGATACAAATGCCGCCCGTAAGTCTGCGGATACTTCTTCTCGTACCAACTCTCCTGCTTCTGCCCGTCAGCATCCAACAAATACAAGCAATCGATGTACTCATGAACCTCACGGTTGTACCGAAACCACTCGCCCCGCTCATGGTGTTCCTCCAAAAAACGATGTAACCGTTTCTCCAGACTCTCGTTCCCCGGCAAGTACCCCAACAAGCTCAAATCTACCGGACTACTCGACTGAATCGCCAGTATCCGCTTGCACGGTTCTTTCGCTATGCCGACCTTCACAAACGACTTCTCGTCCCACCCGTCATGCCTCGTCCCAGACGAATCATCGTGGATCGTCTTCATGTACCCCGGGTATGCGTGGAGGATGAAATAGACGTACCGGTCGTGCTGACGGTAGAGGTAATTGTTCTTGCTGCCATTCGGGTGACCGATCTTGCCGCGACCCCCACCGAGGTATTTCGCGTCTCGCATTTGTCGCTGGATTTGGTTGTGCGTCATTCGGGAAGCCCCGTGTGCGATTGTTTTGGACGGGGGGGGGTGTTGGGGTTGCTACCCCGGGTCGTTGGGGTGCCCCCGGCCTCATTCTCAGCGGAATCGTCGTTGTCGGGTGACGGTTGGGTGACGTTTGAGGATGATGCGTCTGCTTCCTCCGTTCCAATAAGATTCACGGCGGATACTACATCCGTTTCAACTCGCGCAGTCTGCAATCCGGAGAGGAGGTCCGCGCTGATCGAGGAGCGAACATGCGTGTTTCGGACATCAACCTTCTTCGACGTTGCGTACTCATCGCTGAACCTGGCACCGAGAAGCTTCATGGCCAAATGACCGTCACCGTTGGCTATGCCATCGTTGACCGTTCCCAACGCAAAAGCCTGGTACTCCGACTCTGCTTGTTCGATTGCATCTCGAAAGTCAGAGTACTGTTCCGCCCAACGATAAAGCGTTGATTTACCCACACCCGCCATGACGGCAGCACGTTGCACCGGCAGTCCGCTTCTCACGTTCTTCAGCATTGCCTCGATCGTTTCGGGAATATATCCGGTCGGTCTCCCGGTAATTTCGCCAGTGCCCAGCTTACTCGCTTGCTTACGCCTGGCTTCCATGACGCTCTTCGGCATCTGTATCGGCGCATTGCGTAGTGCTTCGAGTCGAGATGCTTTGACTTCGTCGCTGACCGTATTCTTGCGAACCGGGACGGCTTTCTTCTTGGCGGATGTTTTACGTTTACCTGCCATCGTTAATTATTTCCCAATCGTCGTTGTTATCTTGTACTCATTCATCGTTGATCTTCGTCGCTATTCTTTTCTTCGAGCGCATCGATCCTGCCGATGATAGTGAACAGTTCGTCAAACGCCTTCTGATCGAACCACGCTTTAAGTTCAGCGACAGTTTCCGTTTTAACCCCGGTGATGATCTTTTCCAGGTTCTCGTCCTTCATCTCATCGATAGCCTGGAGTGTCTCGATTTCCTCGGTGTTCTGTTCCTCGGTGTCGATAACGTGCCGTCGCAGCAGCCCAAACTGCTTCCTCAGTTCACCCAACTCAGCTTTGATTTCGTCTATCCGGCAACCGAGGTTATCGTCCTTCGGTTGCTCGCCGTTCATTGTTTCGGATGTTGTTATACCTGCCATGACAAAATATTCAC